AAAAGATTTAAACTTATTAAAATAATGGGTGGGCTAACTAAAAAAGAGTTAAGAACCGAAAAAGATCTTACGCCAAAACAAAAAATGTTTGTGGAGATTATGGTGCAAGACCATGGTCAAGTGACTCAAGCAGAAGCATTGAAGCGTGCAGGATATGTTTGTAAGGATATCAACACTGCTAGATCTACGGCTTCACAATTATTAAACAGAAGAAAAAATCCTCACATTGCAAAATACTACGATAAAAGATTTGAACAAGAAATCAAAAAATACGAGAGTGACAATCTCAGACGTTTTAAAAGATTTGAAAGACTAGCTGATAAAGCTGAAAAGAAAGATCAATATGCAGCTGCTATAAATGCAGAATATAGATCTGGGCAATTAGCAGGTGCTTTCATTGATAGAAAAGAAGTTAGAGTAACTGGTCTGGAGGGTATGTCACGTGAGGAGCTTGAAAACAAACTCAAGGAACTCTCAGAGAAAATCGATGGTTATAATGCCAAAACCATTGACTCTGAAGAAGCGACTGTATCTGAAGAGAGCTAGTTGGTCTGTTTGGATCAAGGAGTTTAATAAGATACACAATCCTGCGATGTTTACTTCAGTGGGTTGTGTTGAGGTGAATGTAAATGAGAAAAAAAATAGCAATACCAAAAAAAGTTAAAAACCAAATCGATAAGTTTCCTATGGTTGCTGTCGAATGGTACGATATTGTATCTAATTCAAGTTGGATTTCATTTGATGAATTAAAAAAATCTAATTTAGCTACATGCATTACCAAAGGCCATCTTTTATCTCAATCTAAGGGAGTAACCAGATTGTTTGGTGATTACTCATTTGCAGAAAATGGTAAAGATATTGATAGTATTGGAAACACCACAATAATACCTAATTCAGTAATTAAGGAAATTAAAAAGTTAAGTTAATTAATGACAGTAAAAACACAAGAATCTAGGCTCTGGCAAAAGATTAAAAATAACTTAACTAATTGTTATTTAACACGCATAGAATCTAGTACAATTAATGGTATTCCAGATATTCACGCTGTTAATGAGGATCATGTTTTTTGGATAGAACTTAAATCTGATGAAGCTAATTATCCTAAATTAAACAAGTGGCAAATTGTGTGGATTAATAAATATGTTAAGGCAGGTGGTAAGATAATTATCTGCAAAGAGACCCTCTCGAAGAGGTCTCTTAAACTGTACAGACCGGTGTCCAGTTTCACTGATCCTCGCTCCCTCGTTCCATTTGCCTCGTTCTCGATCCCGTACGACTGGCCCACGGTCCAGCGTCTCCTGCTGGAGTCCCTTCGGGAAGCAGCGTAGTCTCGTTGTCGTTTCCTGCCCCTCGTTTCATTTTACTCTTTGTTAGTTAACGGGGGGCTGGTAACGCCAGCATCCTCTGGGATCTCGTCTCGTTGGACTTGACAATTATCCCATGATATCTTATATTTAAGCTGGGGGCTCCTTCAGGGAAACACAGACAACCTGCTGGAGTTCCTCGTTCTCGTTCTAGTTTAACAAAGTAAAACGGCCACCTGAAGCATGGCGTAGCCCACGCTGCTCCACGCTGTGGGGTCTCCGTATGATAAATTACTTACGGTAGTAAAAATAATTTAAAAAAGTTCTTGACAATTCTCCCATCAAATCTTATGTAAGGTCTGGTCTTGTGAAAGAAAGACTGGGCCCTGGTGTTATTGGAACGTGGAAGAGTAGCTATCCAAATAGGCAAGCTTAGAGCGTTACCAGGGCCCTTAAATAACAAAGGAGGAAAAGATGCAGCTCAAAAAACTAATTAAAAAAATCAACAAGGAGAACGCACCACCGGATGGCTGGTCCCTCAAAGACCGCGTGCAGGACAAACCTGAACCTGGTAAAGTATACGCTTTAACCGGTGGCCCCGGATCTCGCTGCATTGCGAATGGTAACTCTTGGAGGGACTCTGAGGTCTCGCCTGAACAGCAGAAGCACGCTAAGCTGTGACTTTAGCTCTCGTATGGCTGGTGATGCTGATACTGTTCCCTACCTTTACTATGGTGGGCACCAGCCTGCTCATACTCTCGCTCGTTGGGATCTTCAGTTAGATGTGCCGTTCTCGTCCTATAAGGATAGCTCTCCAGGCGTAGAAGCTTAAAGTTCCTCTCCGTGCGCACGAAAGATGATAATTATTTATGTAAAAAATCTTCGGTGCTAGTTTAGAACGATTCTAAAAAATAGTTGTTGCATTAGGTAATGGGATTTGATAAGACAACGAATCAAAACTAACAAAGGAGTTAAAAATGGGTCTAGATATGTATGCCTTCCGACATAAGGGCGAAAGGATAGACAGAAAAACTAACCGACAAGAGTTAGAAGGAACTGAAAGAGAGCCAATACTATTTGCAGATTGGCGAAAGCACAACAGGTTGCAGGGGTTTATGCAGGAAAAATATGATGAGCAAAATCCTGAAAGCCTAACAAAGGAATGGAATGATTTTAACTGTGTGCCTCTCTATCTTTCTCGTAAAGATTTGGACGAACTAGAAGAATGTATAAGGTCTCGAACCTTGCCAGAGACAGCAGGTTTCTTCTTCGGTCAAGACAGTTATACGTGGGAAGGTGAGCAGGACGACATGAAGGCAACGGATTTAAAATTCGTAGCTGACGCAAAAAAATATCTTAACGAAGGGTATGAGGTTTTTTATGAATGTTGGTGGTAAGAAGAATAAAGACGAGGCGACTAATGTCGCCTCGCTAAAAGAAAAACGAAATCAAAAGGCAAAGGAAAGACAGGACAGCGTCATCAAAGAGATGCAGGGTTTCGTTAAATTTTTAGAAAGACATCTTGAATTAAGAGAAGCACAAGTAGAGGTTGAACCCAATGTTATTAATATTAGCGATAAGATTGATAAAAAAAAGTTAAATTAACTGTTGCAATAATAATGGGATCTGATAAGACAGTGGGGTATTCATAAGAATACATAACTTAACAAAGAGGTAAAAATGCCAAATGCAATAAAAAAGCTAAAGCAGGAAGAAAAAAAAGTTGTTCTTGCTTATGCTCAATTAAAGCTAAAAGCAAATAGGCTCAATAAAGAGTTAGACACAATGAAACAAAATGTTGTGGATTGCTTTGATAGAACAAATCAAAACTTAATTATTGTACAAGATGACAATGGTAATAGTTTTGGATTACAAAAAATAAATCGTAAAAGAAAGAAATTTGAAACTGCAAATTTCAAAATTGCTCATAATGATTTATATAATAAGTTCACTACTGATATTGTATATAGTGAATACAAAGCAATAGGGGATAACAATGCCCAATAATGATTTAATCAATATTGCTAAAGTACTAGCAGAAAGAGTGGGCGAGAAATCGCCTACTCAACTCGCAGATATGGTCATTGACAATGGTACAAAGAAACAACTCAACTATGAGATTATGTTTCAATTGTTAATGGGCGAGTGTGAGAAACATATCCTTGAAAATGTGGGAAATCCATGTGTAGATGAGTTTAAAGAAAATGTACTAAAGAAATTTAGCACACTTATACAGGCATTACACACTAGTTAATAACTAATAACAAAACCAATGGCGCTATTGCGCCATTGGTGTATCTACAAGGCTCATTAGCCAAAACAATCTTAAAATCTAAAAATCTTGACTGGTTCCACGTTGTGCCAGCTGGCACAACGCTAGTTGCACCTTTACAAAGCAAGATATACAAATATACTGGGGTCCCAAACGGTATGAATATAGAGCATCTTACAGAAGAAGAATTAAAAGACTTAATTTTAAAAAAGCAGTTGGAGTGGATCAAGTTATGCCAAGATGATTTTTTAATTTTTGCAACTGCTGTTTGGCAAGATTTTATTTATCGTAAGACAGATAATCCTAAAAATTATGGACACCATCAAATTATCGCTAATGCTTTTCAAGATATAGCAGAGGGCAAAGAAAAGAGGCTCATCATCAATATGCCTCCTAGACATACTAAATCAGAATTTGCATCTTATCTTTTTCCGGCATGGATGATTGGAAGGAATCCTAAGATGAAAATTATGCAGGTATCACACAACGCAGAATTAGCTTCAAGGTTCGGTAGCAAGGTTCGAAACTTAATGAACACCAAGGAGTATAAACAAATATTTGGAGATGTTACACTTAGAGAAGATAGTAAAGCAAAAGGTAGGTGGGAAACTAATCACGGTGGTGAATACTTTGCAGCGGGTGTAGGCGGTTCGATCACAGGACGAGGGGCCGATTTGCTTATTATTGATGATCCACACACTGAACAAGACTCAATGTCAGACTCAGCTATGGATCGTGCCTATGAATGGTACAATTCAGGACCCAGACAGCGTTTACAACCCGGTGGCCGTATTTGTGTAGTCATGACTCGTTGGGCTACCGATGATTTAACAGGAAGGCTCATCAAAGCACAATCAGAGCCGAAAGCAGATAAATGGAGTGTTATAGAATTTCCAGCCATACTTCCTAATGATGAACCTGTGTGGCCAGAGTATTGGAGCAAAGAAGACCTCGAAGCAGTAAAAGCCTCTATCTCAACTAAGAACTGGAATGCACAGTATATGCAGGACCCAACCTCAGAAGAGGGTGCTATTATAAAAAGAGATTGGTGGAAACATTGGGATTCAGAAACACTTCCTAAATTACTCCACGTGATACAATCTTATGATACTGCATTTTCTAAAAAAGAAACTGCTGATTACTCTGCGATTACTACTTGGGGAATATTTGAACCTTTTGAGGGCTATGAAAAATGTATAATATTATTAGATGCTGAAAAAGGCAGATATGATTTTCCAGATTTAAAAAATTTAGCAATTGAAAAATATTATTATTGGGAACCTGAAACAGTCATAGTTGAAGCTAAAGCAAGTGGTCAGCCACTTATTCACGAATTACGTAGAGCTGGTATTCCAGTTGTTGATTACGTACCTGCAAGAGGCAGAGACAAGCACACGCGAATAAATAGCTGTGCGCCTGTATTCGAGTCTGGTATGGTTTGGGCACCTCTTGACGAACACTGGGCACAGGAAGTTATTGAGGAATGTGCAGCATTTCCTAATGGACAATACGATGACTATGTTGATTCTATGACCCAAGCTGTGTTAAGATATCGACAAGGTGGTTTTGTACAAACATACTC